CACGCCCAAAACCTTATCGGACTTGTGCGAGGCAGTGGGGTTCAAAGGTATTCAGATCCTGCCAGCAACAGGACCACATCCCGGCAAAAACTTCAGACTTGAGGCAATCAAATGAGCATTTCACTTGAAGGCTTGGCAACTCCCGGCGGGGATGAAAACCGTGCCTTGGCATATATCAAGGTTGAGCATAATGGCCTGACTTACGATTGGCAGACGTTTGTACCGCCCAATACTGATCTGACAACCTTTATGGCTCAGTCAGAGGCTGCGATCAAAGCACAGATTGATGTTAAGGAAGCGGCATGGGCAGCACTGACACCCAAGACACGGGAAGTGACTGATCCCATCACAGGCGAAACAACCACTGTGCCGATTGAAAAGTCAGAGATCGTGCGGCCTGATATACCTGATTACTATGCCAAACGTCGTGCTGAGTACCCAACGATTGGTGATCAACTAGATGCCTTGTGGAAGGGCGGTGAGGCGCAAGCCAACATGTTTGATGCCATTGTTGCCATCAAAAATAAATACCCCAAGGAGTAAATTATGGCTGGCATCGTCATTATGTTCTTTGGTGGTGGTGGCGGTGTCATCCTTGTTATTCCTGATGGGTCGTTTTCTGGCTCGCCCATGATGGATACGCCATTTGGAGGTTGATGTGAAAAAACTCCTGCTCCTTGCGTCCCTGCTTTTAGCAAGCTGCGCTACAAACTACGAAGGCTATGTTGAAGCAAACGTAAAGATTGCTGAAGCACGAGCAAAGGCTGAGACTGAGAAGTACAAGGCTATGGCTGCGATTGCCTCGACAGGCGATGCAGCGGCAAAAGTTGCCGCCGTGATGTCAATGGCTTTAGGGCAACCAAACCAACAAGCCCAGCAACAGATTGCACCGCCTAAGTCTGCTGCGGATACCACGCTTCAAGCCATTGCAACCATTCTTCCTTCGATTGCTCAGATTTACGGCATCAACCGCCAAGTCGCGCTCGGCATGGAGCAAGTAAGAGGTAACGTCGCCATTCAGCAAGCCGTTAGCAACGCCTCGATAGCCAATACATCAAGCACCAATAACGCTTTTGTTGGTATCGCTAGCAAGATCCAAGCGCCACAAGCGAATGTCACAACCACGACAACCACCGATAACACGCACACGCCAACGGTTGTCAAAGTAGATCCGGTCATTGTGAATCCTGAAATCATTCAAGTCGATCCGCTGGTGGTTAATCCGCAAGTTGTTAACCCGCAGGTCGTTAATCCGCAAGTTGTCAATCCCGTGGTCGTAAGGCCAGAAGTGGTGCAACCCACAACGCCTAAATAATTATGTTAGGCATTCTTGACGGGGGCTTATTGGGGTCGTTAATTGGCGGTGTATTCAGACTCGCGCCTGAGGTCCTTAAGTTTCTAGACAAGAAGAACGAGCGGCTGCATGAACTAAACATGTTTCGCCTACAGACAGATCTTGAGAAGCTCCGTGGCGAATTTAAGGTGGAGGAGAAGTATGTGGACTACTCCATTCAACAGCTTGATTCGATTAAAGAGGCGTTTAAAGAGCAGTCCGAAACGTCTCAAGCAGCGGGTCCGTTTGTTGCTGCTATCTCAGCGTTGGTCCGTCCGGGCATTACTTGGGCTTTGTTCGGTATGTATGCGTCAGTCAAAGCGGCTGCGCTTGTTATCGCGTTTCAGACGGGTGCAAACTGGACAGAAGTCGTAACCAAGGTATGGGATGAAGATGACTTTGGTTTATTTACGATGGTGGTCAGTTTTTGGTTCGTTGGTCGGGCGATAGAGAAGTATCAAAGATCGTGAATCATGAGCAATTCATCGAGCTTGTCAGAATACGCGCAGACATTGAAGCGCAACTACGGTTCATTGAAGAGCAGCGACGCGTTATTGCCGACCAGACTCGACGGATTAACGAACTCCTTGGACGCCGCGAAGAGAATAACCAAGGAGAGCCTGATCAAACCCTTTGAAGGCCTAGCAAGGCGTCTGCCTGATGGTCGAGTAACTGCTTATCCTGATCCCGGAACCAAGGGGCATCCTTGGACGATTGGCTGGGGAGCAACCGGCCCTGATATTCAGCCCGGAACGATTTGGACCATCGAGCAGTGTGAAGACGCGCTTGATCATCACGTTGAGTATTTCGTTCGTGGTCTATTGAGGCTCTCACCCAGGATTGCTACCGCTTCGCCTCGACGGATTGCCGCCGTGACAAGCTGGGTCTACAATTGTGGCTTAGGAAACTATCGAGTTTCCACGTTCAAAAAACGTGTTGACGCGGGAGATTGGGACGGTGCTGCGGAGCAGTGTTTGCTCTGGAACAAAGCAGCGGGTCGCGTGCTTCCGGGTCTCACGCGCCGCAGGGCGGCAGAAGCTGCATTAATGAGGTGAGGAATGCCACTGCTGCGACTATTCCTGAAACCAGGAATTGACAAACAAAACACGGAATATGGGGCTGAGGGCGGGTGGATCGATGGTGATTACATCCGGTTTCGATACGGCTTGCCTGAAAAACTAGGCGGTTGGACTTGGTTTAATGCGCAGGCTGAATATCTCATAGGGCTACCTAGTGACATCATCACGTGGAACGACCTAGTCGGGGTTCCACGATTAATCGTAGGCACTACACGCAAGTTATATACGTTCTATGGCGGCAATTGGTACGACATTACGCCCATCCGCGTAACCACCGCAGCAGGGGACGTTACTTTTGCCGCCTCAAACGGCAGCAACATTGTCACAGTCACAGATACTGCACACGGCGCTATCGTCGGTGATTTTGTGACTTTTAGTGGTGCCGTGAGCCTTGGTGGAAACGTCACGGCTACTTACCTTAATGCACAATTCCAGATCCTCACGGTTCCTACAGTTAACACCTACACCATCCAGGTTGGTGTAACGGCCAATAGCAGCGATGTGGGCAATGGAGGCGCAGCGGTTGTCGGGGCTTATCAAATTCATGTAGGACAAGAGGACTCTTTTCAAGATCTCGGCTGGGGCGTAGGCGGCTATGGTTCTTCTACGTTTGGAACGCCTCGTCAACCGTCAGCAGCGTTGACACTCACATCCCGCGTCTGGCAGTTTGATAACTTTGGAGAAGATGTCGTTTGTCAGCTCGTGCAAGGTGAAATATACCTATACGATGCCTCATTCACCTCGACGCGTGCTACAGCGATCAGTGGTGCTCCTACAAAGAGCAACTTTGCTTTAGTCTCTACCCCAGATCGACATCTTGTGTGTTTTGGCACAGAAACTACGGTCGGCACGCCCTCAACGCAGGACCCTATGTTTGTAAGGTTTTCAAACCAAGAAGACCTCAACACGTTTTCTGAGTCTGCGACTAATACAGCAGGTGGCCAGCGACTAACCGACGGCACTTACATCGTAAGTGCTATTCGGTCACGTGGACAGATATTGATCTTCACCAATGGGGCTATGCACGGCATGCAGTATGTCGGCCCTCCGTATACCTTCGGCTTTCAGCAGCTGGGTGCAAATTGCGATTGTGTGGGTCCTCATGCAGCCGTTGATGTTAACGGTGTTGCCTATTGGATGGGGATCAATGCGTTTTATGCCTTTGACGGTACGGTCAAGAAGCTACCCTGCACGGTTCAAGATTATGTGTTCAAGGACATTGAATTCAGGCAAGCCAATAAGTTTATTGCAGGGGTTAATTCGCAATTCAACGAGGTGACGTGGTGGTATTGCTCTACCGGAGCGACGTTCCCTAATCGTTTTGTGACTTATAACTACCTCGAAAACACTTGGCATATCGGCACGATGCCACGCACAGCCTGGAGCGACATCGGGACTTACAACTATCCGGTGGCTACAGAATACCTTCCCAATGGCACGCAAACACCGGTAGATGGCACGATTTACGGCCTCACGGCGGGCCGTGGTGCGGTGTACTTGCAAGAAGTTGGGGTTAACGGGGTGGATGGTGATAGCCAAACCGCCCTTACGTCCTACATTAAATCAGGCTACTTTGACATTGGCGATGGCGATCAGGTGATGTACATGAAGCGCTTCATCCCTGACTTTAAGAACCAAGTGGGCAATCTGACGGTGCATCTGCTTTTGCGTTACTACCCGCAAGAGACTGCCAACCCAAGTTCCTTGGATCCTTACGTGATTGCGCCCGACACAAACAAGGTCGATACGCGTGCGCGAGGCAGGCAGATCAGTCTTCGGATTGAAAGCGACCAAGAAGACGATAACTGGCGCTATGGCACGATGCGGGTCGATTTGCAACCTGACGGCCTGCGATGAGCAAAATCTTCAACGTCAGGCTACCAAATGCGTCGCCGCAATATGATCCGGGGCAGTTCAACCAGCTTGTTCGCTCCCTAGAACAGGTCATTTTGCAGCTCAATAACACCTACGGCTCAGTGTTTGATCAGAATCAAGCAGGGGCCACAAGGTGGTTTGGGTCTGCTGCCGGGGGCGCGGGTTTTGCATCCGGGATCCGTGGCGCTCAAATCAGTAATGGTATTGCATTGCCACATGCCATGCTACTTTCTGATGCTGACCAGACGAATGCCAGCATTACAGGCGAGAATCTTCTGACCTACACAACTGTAGCACTTGGCAACGGCATTACGGTAGAAAATAACAGTCGCATCAAAGTACCTTGCGCTGGCGAATACCTTGTTACTTTTACGCTCCAGGTCACTAACCGTGGCAACACGGCAGCGGAGTTTGAAGTGTGGGCCAAGGACACCGGCACAAACTACCCACTTAGTAATACACGCTTTGATGTGCCTGTTCGTAAAAGCTCCACGATTTGGTCGCACATTGTCCCCGCTATCACAGGCATTTTCACTGTAGACGATCCTGCAAATGACTACCTTGAAATCGCTTGGTGGTCCGATAGCCTTGATGTGTACTTAGAGCATTATGCTGCGGGAACCTCGCCCACGCGGCCTGAGATCCCTTCGGTCATTTTGACGATTAATTTCATATCATCTTTTTAATATGGCCAATAAATATTTTCGGGATGTGTTAACGCCCGCTGCTTCTACAGAGTCGGCCATCTACACCGTGCCTGCGGCTAACGCCGCGACGGTAGCCTCCTTACGCATCACCAACCGCAACGCCAGCAGCGCCACACTGGATGTGAAGCTCTATCCAGCAGGTGGGGCTACGGGGTATTCGCTACTTAAGTCGTATGTGCTCCCCACCAATGCAACCATGGACGTTTTCAGCGGCGTGCCTTTAAACATGGAAGAAACGGATGTATTAAAGGTCACCTCAAGCGTTACGACAGTGGACTTTGTCATTTCCTATCTAGAGATGGACAGGAACTAGGGTGATCGAGCATAATTTAGGCCATCTTTCGCGTCCTTTCCCGACGCGCGGTCCAAGGACCATGGCTCAACAGGAAAGGTACTAACATGGAAGAAATTCAAGGCATTATGACGCTCCCTCAAATGGGAGGCGCAGCACCTCAACCACAGGTTAACCCCCAGGAAGAAGCGTTATTTAGACAGCTTCGTGAGCAGGTTCCGCCAAAAGAATTTAGCGATGAGCTGCTTGGTGGAGCAATGCAGGCCGACCCGCAGGCTGTTAAGGAATTTGTGGATGAGTTGAGAGCACAGGCTGTCCCCATGGACATGCTGATCATGCTCAATAAAATGGTTGATGAGATCCTAGCCACCCCGCAGGATTATCAAAGAATTCGTCGTCAGTATATGCAGCAGGGCATTCCCGAGGACATCCTTCCTGCCCAGTTTGATCCGATGTTCTTTGCCGCATTGAACATGGCGCTTGATTACTTGACTGTTGAAAAACCTGCTCCGATGGGCATGGCGCGTGGCGGCATTGCAGACCTTGCACAATATGGTCGTTTTGGCGACACGATGCTTGCGCATATCACCCCTGAGGAAGCCGCATTGCTCAAGGCCCGTGGAGGAAGCGGCACGATCAATCCTGTAACAGGATTGCCTGAGTTTTTCTTAGGCAAGATGTTCAAGGCCATCGGCAACGCGGTTAAAAAATTCGCTCAAAGCACGGTAGGTAAGATTATCCTTCCCATCGCGCTTGGATTTTTCTTAGGGCCCGCAGCAGCAGGGTTCATGGGAATCGGTTCTACCGCAGGGATTGCTGCGGTTAGTGGGTTTGTAGGAGGCGCAGGAACCGCCTTGTTACAGGGAAGAAACCTTAAAGATGCACTGAAAGCAGGAGCCATTGGCGGCGTTACCGCAGGCGCAACTGCCGGTATCATGGGCGGATCCAATGCTTTTGCTTCAACCCAGGCCCCAGCACCCATAACTGACCTATCAGGAGCCGCGCTTCGAGGGCCACAGCCATTTGACGGAATGTTTGTCGGACCCGAACTACCTAATTTACCCACACCTTCTCTTCCCTCTCCGTCTGAGATTGCGGCACAATCCTTTGTTGGGTCACCCGCAAACACGATTGAAGCTGCGGCACAGGGCAACTTCCCTCAGCCCTTTAACTACAGTGACATGCCTCAAGCGGATACGTTTCAATACAGTCCGGGCATGGACACGTCACAGGGAGTGCAGGTAGCTTCGCGCATGACCCCTACAGGTCAAGCTGCCCAACCCACCAACATGGGTTCTGCTATGGACCCAGGGTCAGCGGCATTCGAATCAGCTGCAAAGCCCTTACCTGAGCTGATGCAGGGTCAACAAGCCGCAGGAATGTCTACAGTTCCTGGGGTTGCGCCTCCTCCATCCCAACCTTCTTTGATGGACCAAGCCTCTGGGCTTTATGACAAAGTTAGTGAGGGGTATGGTAAATACTTAGATCCGAACAGGTTTGATACGGATCCCGCCGCAATTCAAAAAGCGGATTTAGCGGGTAGACAAGCGGTAGATAGGCTACAGACCATGAGGGCTCAAGCTAATCTTCCTCCGCCTGATCCATTAACACTTAACTCGGTCTATCAAAAGGCGTATGACGCAGCAATGCCTGGAATGATTGCTAAGTACGCTCCCCTTGCCGGAGCAGCACTCGTCGGAACGGCAGCATTGGGGGGATTCAAAGAAACCCCCGCTGCTGCGCCTGACTTCGCAGCTATGGACATGTTCAACCCAGCTTATGCTAGACCGTTGATCTTTGGTGGTCTTAGGGGGTCCACGGGCTACGGGCCACGGACCCCGCCTCAATATCAACTGCCACTGCCTACCAGGGCTGCAAAAGGTGGGATCATGTCCCTGGAAATGGGTGGAACAACCTACCCCAAGAAACAAGGGCATATCAGCGGGCCTGGAACCGGGACTTCTGACTCTATACCCGCGCTTTTGTCTGACGGGGAGTTTGTTTTCACAGCCAAAGCAGTGCGCTCCATTGGTAATGGCTCTCGGAGAAAAGGCGCAAAGCGGCTTTACTCACTCATGAAAATGCTTGAAGGGCGTAAGGGATAAGTTATGAGTACGACATCAGGATTAACCACCGCCCCAGGTGCTATATCAGGGCCTCTTCCAGGGCTACCTTCGGGAAGTAATGTCCAGTATCAAGTAGGCTATACCGCTGAAGACCCACGGATTGCAGCGTATCGGTTGGGGCTTATTGAAGAGGCTCGTCAACTCTATAACATGCCCCTTGATCTTCCTGCTTATCAAGTAGCGGGTCAGTCAAGGGGACAAATCGAAGCTGCGGATGCCGCACGGCAGGGCATCGGTGCTTATGTGGATTTTTTAAACGCAGGATCTTCAGGCATTACCCAAGGACAAGCGCTCACGCAACAAGGTGCGGAACTTGCCGCGCGTTTAGATGTAGCTCCTGAATTCAGGTCGGCACAAAGCGCCTTGAGCGCAGGCTTAGGGGCAGCGGGCCAGCTCTCTAGGTATAGCACGCGTGCGGGGGCAGGCCTTGATGAAGTGCGTACAGGCATTGGTGCGATTCAAGGGGCCAGGGAAGGTCTTAACAACTACCTACAAGCAGATCTTGGAAGCTCTAACCAAGCCATTAATCGAGCCATGGGCATTATGCAGGGAGCAGGGCCTTCGGATTTCAGCCAAGAACAAGGTATTTTGCAGGGGTCTCGAAGTATTGCTCAACGAGCGGCTGATGAAGCGGCACAAGCAGCTCGGTTGGGCCCCGCTCCGACTGTTGAAGCGGCACGTATGGGGGCCGTTGCTCCTGTTCAAGCAGAACGAGTAGGGCAAGGTATTGGAGGCATACAGGCAGCGCAATCTACTTACGACCCACGACTTCAAACTTTTCAAATGGGTCCCGCAGAACGAATCCAAACGGAGTCGTTTGCTGCGCCTGGGACCGCAAAAGCCATGATGTCCCCCTTCATGCAAGAGGTGGTGGACATCCAGACGCGAGAGGCCCTACGTCAAGATGCGATTGCTAAACAAGCGCGTGCGGCACAGGCTGTTCGCGCAGGTGCTTTTGGCGGCACAAGAGAGGGTGTGGTTGAAGCGGAAGCCCAACGTAATCTGGCTACGCAACTAGGCGACATCCAAGCGACAGGCCTACAACAGGCTTATCAACAAGCTCAACAGCAATTCAATACAGAACAGCAGGCGCGCCTTGCTGCACAACAAGCTAATCAACAAGCTGGGTTGACTGTGGGCCAGCAAAACCTGTCTGCGCAGCTTGGCGTGCAGGCCCTTGGAGCAGGTCAAATTGGGCTACAAACATCGTTGGCTAATTTAAGTGCTGAACAACAAGCTCGTGTTCAAAATGAAGCGAATCGGTTGCAGTCTCAGGGCATGAATCAAACTGCTGCATTACAAGCAGCGCTGTCTAATCAACAAATTGACTACAACACAGGCCTTCAAAACGCCCAGATGCTTCAACAAGCTAATCTTGCAAACCAAGCTATGCAAGGGCAATATGGCATACAGGGTGCGCAACTTGGTCTTCAAGCTGCCGCGCAGCGATTCCAGCAAGCCGGATTTGATGCCAACACAGCGATGCAAATGGCACAATTGGATCAAACTCAGCAACAACAGGCTCTTCAACAAGCTGCGGCCATACAAGGTATTGGGGCTCTGCGAGGGCAACAGAGCATCCAACAGGCGCAGCTCGGGCAGGCTGGCGTGCAGTTAGCGGGCAGTTTAGGTGCGCAAGAAGCTCAGCTTGGGGGTATGTTGCCTGCACAAATTGCTCAGGCACAAGCAGGCATTGATGCGCAGAGGGCTGGTCTTTATGGAACCCTTGGCCAAGGCCTTGGTTCATTAGCCGCGCAGCGTGCGGGTGTTGACCTACAACGCGCAGGTGTTCTCAATCAGTCTGGAGCTACCATAGGCCAGCTTGGAACACAGCAAGCAGCGCTTGGTCAAGCAGCTTCTCAACTGGGTCAAGCTGACGTCAGTACGCTGATGAGCATTGGAGCCATGGAACAGGCCAATACACAAGCACAGCTTGACGCTGTTCGAGCAACCAGTATGCAAGATACGATGGCTCCTTTCCAACAGCTTGCGTTTGTTTCGGATATATACAGAGGGGCCCCTAGCACGCAGAGCTCGTTGATCGCATCAAGTCAGCCTGCTGCAAGCCCCTTCCAAACAGCAGCGGGACTTGGAATTGCAGCCGTTTCTGCGGGAGCGGGAGCTAAAAAAGCAGGGCTTTGGTAAGGAATAGTGATGAAATCTAAAGTGCTAGATCGCCCCTTATTTCAGGGCAAAAAGTTAGATCCCGACGAAGTTGGAATCATGTCGCTTTTGATGGGTGAAGACGACACGGAGGATGAGGGCGATGAAGCGGACATGGCAATGCTCATGGACCGTCGCCCTGATTCACCTGAAATCCTCATGAATAACTTACGAGGCGATGTCCGATCAGTCGATGCGAGGTTCGAGGAGCTTGCCGATATGGTGGGCTACAACGCTGCGCAGCAAACACCTCCCGAAGTACTTGCGTTGCTACAGCCCGTGCTTGCCGGTCAACAGCCCATGTCTCAGGGCATGCCCGCAGGCGCTCCTCCAATGCCTCCTGCCGGAGGTCCGCCACCCATGCCTCCGGAAGGTGCTGCACCGCCCATGCCTCCTCCCCAAGGTCCGCCACCCATGCCCCCGCAAGGCATGCCGCCAGGGGGCATTGGTTCATTGCCCATGGCCCAAGGGCCACAGGCCCCAATGGGTATGGCTCGGGGAGGGCCTGTTGTTCAACGTTTTAGAGATGGCACAGCCGAGGCTGGTGTTGTGCCCATGGATAGCGAGCCAGCCGACGACGAAGACACTACTGGTTCATCAGCAGTTAATGCAATTGCGCCTGGAATGACACCTGCCATTTTTGACAAGATATATGGAGAAGGGGCTTCAGCAGCCTTGATGAAAAGGCTTCGTAGTCGTGGCTCAACAACAAAAGCAATGGATGAGACCGCGCTTGGCACGAGTGCGGACAAGTATGCCCAGATGTACAGCAGGCTTCTTGGTCAAGACAAAGGCCTTACTCAAGCCCAAATGCTTTTTGACATCGCAGGAGCAGGTCTTGCATTGGCCGGAAATGTGGATCCACGCACGGGGCAACCGCTTAGGGGCTCTTTCGCTGCTCGTCTTGCGGGTGCTGCCAGCCAGCTTCCGGCGCAGATTGGTGCGCGTGCTTCGGAAGCAGAGAAGATGGCGCAGCAAATTAAGCTGCTTGGGTTGCAAGCCGCAGAAAAACGGTTGGCTGCGGAACAGGCTGCTGCGCTTAAACGCGAGGGTCAAGACATCCAGCTTGGATCGGCTTTAGCCAGAGGCTTGAGCGCAGAAGAGCTGAAAAAGATGGAAATAGCTGGCAAGCTTGAACAAGAAAAACTTCGTCAAGCAGGAAAAGCTGCTGCACCTATCACGTTGGCTCAAGCCAGGGCGATTGTTGCGAATCCCGTCAGTCTAGAGGCTTTTGCATCTGGTGGGATGGACAAGACAGCCCGCACGGTGGAAGAGGCTATTAATGTTCTTACTTCTCCAACATGGCAGTACGTTGTTAATCCTCAAACAGATGAATATGTCTTAAAACAAGTTCCCCCTGGACCATTAACCGAGCCTGTTCAGCAAGCCATAACAGCACGGAAAGCCGTCCTTAGAACTGGTCAGGCCGCAGGGACTGCGCCTACCACCGCTGTACAACAAGGTGTTTCTGCCCCTACCACTGGAGCACCCCAAGGAGGGACGGCACAACCAGCGGCAGCAACTAGTATTCCTATGGCGGAGAAAAAGAACATCGCTGGAGAACCCATGTTCCAGCTCGCTGAGTTTGCAGCAGGACCTTCAGCGGTCATAGGCCGTGCAATGTATGAGGTACCATACGTTGGTGGTGCCGCAGATCCTAGATACTCAAGCGCAAGGTCGACATTAGAAAAAGCATCCAACGACTTTAATACTGCGTTTAGACAAACTGCAAGGCTTTCCGAGGGAGAACGAAAAAGCATTGAAAAGGTCAATGAGCTTGTAAAAGGAGTCATCGACAATCCTGATGCGCTCAGACTACGCTTGGCCGACCTTGATCTTGCTCTCTTAAACGCACAAAACAAGGCAGAAGAATCAAGAAATGATCCTGAAGTGGGTGCAAAAATGAGACAAGAAGCTGAGGCGAAAGTAAATGACATTAAATATCTACGAGCTATGATTGGATTTCCTCGACGAGCTAAAAATAGAAAAGAAGTTGAGGCGCTCCCTCCTGGCACCCTCTTTTTTTACGAGCCCACGAAAACGTTTGTGACCCGTGGAGAAGGACGAAAGTAACAGGAGGCACTTATGGCTGAAAAATCCCCACCCGCTGATGACATATCGGATCTCATAGTCCCTAAGCCTTCTCTGTTAAGCCCACCTCCGGCTTCCAAGCCTGATCCAGAGGACATATCGGATCTTTCTTCGCCTGCTTATGCTGGTTTTGGCGAAAAAACCGCTGCATTCGGCTACGGATCAGCCAAAGGGGCTGCTACATCAGCGGCTCTTCTCGCGCCTACGGTGACCGGAGCGCGTATTGGGGCAGCCGTCTCTCCATTTCTAGGTCCAGCAGCGCCACTTGCCCCTATTGTAGGAGGGCTGGCGGGCCTCGGATATGGCCTTTATTTGACCGATGTCATTGATAAATACGCCCCAGGTCCACGCGGCTCTGTTGAAAAAACACTAAGCGACTTGGTAAGAGAAGCCCCTAGCGAGCTCGAAAGAGAACGCGAAAGAGCTTTAGCGCCTTATTACGCAGCAGGTGAAACTTTTGGTGGCGGCATCGCTGCCTCTCCGCTCGGTTTTACATTTAAGTCAGCGCGCACAGGGGCTAAAGGTCTTGAACGGTTAATTGGCTCGATTGGCGACTATGCTCGGGCAAACCCAAAGCAGTACTTGAGCAAGGAGGCCTTGGCCTCCTTTTATGCGGCACTTGCCGGAGGCATGGCAGTAGACGTGGCACCCGACTCTCCCTTTCTTCGCATGGGAGCGGAAGTAACCGCAGGGATCTTAAGTCCTGGAAAAGCGCTTCTTGAAGCTAAAAATGTAGTTGATTCCTCAACACAGGCCTACAAAGAAGCTGGCACATCAAGTGCTGTGCAGCAGTACGTCTCCAACGCCTTGACAGAGTTAATTAACCAATCAGGCGAAGATCCGCAGCGTCTTGCAAACCTCATTCGTGAGCGACTAAAGACCGCGCCTCGTGATCCCCGGACCGGGAAGCCTTTGGCTACCACCGCTCAAGTGCTTGACTCTCCAGTGCTCACGGCACTAGATAGGACACTCGCCAATGGCAATGCTAAGTATTCGGCTGACACTAAAGCCATGGGCATGGCAGCACTGGAAGCGCAAAAGAATCTTATTCGGGCCTTGGAGGATACAGGCGATCCTGCGTTGTTAAACGCTGCGGCTCAGCTTCGGGATGCGACACAGACCCAGAACTTACAAAATGCCCTTAATCTAGCTCAGATAAACGCCGTTGCAAAGGCCACGGCCCTTGGATCACGAGGCACTGAAAACAGAGCAGCGATAGGCAACATATTACTCGGTGAGGTAGAAGGTGTTGTAAACACCGGCAGGCAGACGGAAAAAGAACTTTGGAACGCGGCTCTCCGTAGTACATACAAAACCAACTTTAAGCCTGTTCAAATAAGGCCCAACAACACGCTTGAAGCGTACCTCGAGTTGGCTTACGGCCCGCAAGGCGTCACAAAAACTGACTTGAAAAAGTACTACAGCGATGTTAGCACTGAGCTAAAGGGTCTCGGGTTTAAAGAGACCATGGCCACAGCGTATAGAAAAAAGGTACAGACGCCTGAGTATTTTGAAAGCAATACGGTTGGCCCCGAGGCCATCGAAGCGTTGAAGATCAAGGGATCTCCTGCCGAACAACTTGTCAAGCTGCGAAGCTCTTGGCTCAGTGCGGCAAGAGAGGCTGATGTTGCCGGTAATGATCGCGCTGCCATGGAATACAGCAGACTTGCTGAGGCAGCTTTAAAAGATCTTGAGAGCCTGCCCGGGGACGCTTACAAAGATGCTCGTGCGTTTAGCAAAAATTTTAATGACGTTATCACGAGAACTTTTGCTGGTGAACTTGATGATTTAACATCTACTGGAGCACTTAAATATGCTCCTGAAATCTTAGTCCGACGTGCATTTGCGGTAGGCAGTGATCCAGCTTACTTAAGAACCAAGCAAATCCTGGAAGCAGCAACTAAGATTCCCGGAGCGGAGGGACGTGTAAGCACGATCCGTGGGGCGCAGCAACAGATACTCCGAGCGCTTGCGGCAGAGACGGTGGATCCGACAACAAAGGAAATCCGCCTTCCGGCGTTTACAGACTTTGTTGATAAGAACACAGACCTTATCAAACTGCTTGGGATGGAAAACGAGTTCTCAAATATAGCCAACGCTCAAAGGGCGTTGCTTGATTTGAGAGACCCAAAGGCTCCTGCAAGCCTTGTATATCGAGATCCGTTATACCAAGAGGAGGCTTTTGCAAAGCTGCTTAAGGGGTCAAGTCCTGCGAGCGTGATCAATAAGGCCATGAACTCGGACAATCCCACCGGCAAACTCAAGGCCTTGTTTGCGATTGCTAAAGAAGCGGGGCCAGACGCTGTCAACGGGCTTAAGTCTTCGATGTACCAGTACGCCTTCCAAAAAGCAGGCGGAGAGACGGGATTTAAGGTCGCTGAGTGGGAAAAAGCACTCTTCATGCGTCCAAAGGATGCCCCTAATCAGCCTCCGCTTTATAAAATCATGAGCGATGCGGGACTTTTGACCTTTGGTGAGGTCAAAAACATGCGCAAACTCATCGCTCCAATGGTTCGCATTGAGAACTCGATGGCATCAAAACAGATGCTTGATCCAAGCGTCATGCCTGGAGGCCCTGCATCCATTGCCAGTTCCGCTGAAGAGATGGCACAAGCCTGGGCAGCGGCTCGTTTTGCAGGACTCGTAAGTCCAGGAGGCCCTGGCTCGTTGAGCTTTGCCGGAAGAATGATTGGTATGGCAAAGAACCTCTTTAGGGAAATGCCTACGCAAAAGCGGATTGATTTGATGGTCCAGGCAAGCCAGGATCCTGCATTGATGGAGGCGCTGTTAAGAAGAGGCAACACGCCTGCCGAAAAGCGTGATATCAACTTAGGCATTCTCAGGCGCATGTATCCGGTCGGCATCTTTCCCACTGCGGTTGAGCGCTATGCAGACTCTATTGAACCTGTGATTGAGGAAGAACCCGTTGCCGCACCACCACCACCGACCACGGCCCAAGCAACAGCGCAACGGCTACAACGTAAAATTCCCGACGCGCCACCATCGCGTGGACTGTTGAGCAGTTTCGCGCAGCGCCCCCAACCCGGACGCCCCCAGGCTCAAGGACAACCGCAGCCCCAGGCACGGGAAATGCTTCAGCGAATGTTCCCGTTTGATGCCATATTGCGGTAGTAGTTCTCCACGCGCTCAAGCCAGCCGGTCTTGTACTGGCTGAACTCCCGTCCGGTGGTCGTAAAGACCTGCGTACCACCGGATTGCATGGCCATCATCACCACACCCATCTCAATCTCTGTGCCGAATTGATAATCGTGCGCAAGCGCGTAGGCCGAGAGCTGGTGAAAGTAATCCATGATCCATTCATGGCGCTTGGGCTTGTTGGATTGCTTAAAGTCAATGATCGCTGACTTGCCCTTGTACACCCCGACCATGTCCGTGGTCCCTGCATAACGATTCGGGATGAACAAGGTGACTTCCGAGCCCCAGATTTCGTTGATATCTCTGAATTGCTCGTTGATCAAGCGATAACCCATCTCGTAGCCTTTGATCATCTCCCAGTTCGTGGGCCGACCTAAATCACGAAACGCAACCATGCGCTCAATCACACTGTGCATGTGCGTGCCGATTGTGGCAGCGGTGTTCTTGATCCTGTCCGCCTCATCTTTACCCACGCGCTGCACCCACTCATCAAGCTTGGCTTTGTCTTTGGTCGCGTCCAAGATGCGTGTGACGCTAGGCAACTTTTGGTCACCATAAGTGCGGCCCTCGGAGCCATCGTGACGAGCCAGCGTTTCGTATTTGTAAAGCGGGCGAAGCGGAATCAGATCAACCATTGCTTAATCTCCTCACCAAGGACCTGCGTTGCGATGTCAATCTTATCGCGCAAGGCCTTGACGATCTTTTCATCCACCGTCTTGGGTGCAATCAGGTCTATGTATGTCACCTTGTTTGTCTGACCGATGCGGTGAGCACGGTCCTCGGACTGTAATCGTTTTTCTAGATCAAAACTGTTGCTGTAATAGACAACGACACTGGCTGCGGTGAGCGTGATCCCATAGCCGCCCGTCTGGGGATTGCCTATGAAAAAACGCATCGTGGACCCCGGATCTTGGAACTGCTCGATCACACGCTGGCGCTCATCGAGCTTCGTGTCGCCGTAGTACACACCTACCGTATCCATGCCGTAAGCTTTTTGTAAGGCGAGATGAATCGCTTCGATGTCATGCCGATAGGTTGCCCAAATGATGACCTTGCCTGAACTTTCCTCGATCACATTCAAAAGCTCTTGGATGCGATTGTTTGGCAGCTCCTGAATCTGTCCATCATCAAGCTTCACAAAGCCGCACACGATTTGATGCAAGCGCATCAGTTGCGTGAGCGCGTTGACCGTGGACACGGTTCCGGTAGAGAACTGTGCAAGCGCCATGGCCTTCATTTGGTTGTAGGCCGTTGCTTGCTCATCGGTGAGGTCCACATCGCGGCGCACAAAAACCTTCTCAGGTAGGTCTAAGCATTCCTCTTTGGTCACGCGAAAGCTGAACCGGCTTACCAGTTTTTGCAGTTCATCAAGGCGTTGAAAACCCACGACCTGCTTGAACGAATGCGAAGCAAGACGACGCTCGATCACCACGGCAAAGCGGGATTGGAACGCATAAAAACTATCCGTGCCCAGGCAGTCGGAGGACAAGAAGTTGCACTGCGCAAAAAGATCCATCGGTGTTTTTGTAACAGGCGAGCCTGTCATGATGCGTCTAAATCGCGCAAGCCTTCCAACCTTTAGAATGTTCTTGGTCCTTGCAGCGGTATGCGTTTTGATGGTTGTGCTCTCATCGACCGCCATCATCACCGTGTGTGAAAGTACAAAGCGCTGTGCAAACTGTTTGCCTTTGTCCGTTGAGAACGCTTCAACGTTCATAACCAAAATCTTCAAGTCTTCGGTGACATCAAAGATCGCGTCGAGGGCTGCTTTTTCTGCCTTGCGTGGTGCTGGCGTCCACAGCGCTGCACGGTAGATTACGTGCCTTGGCATGTGCTTTGGAATCTCTATATCGATCCAGTTTCTATAGACTCCCTTGGGTGCAACGATCACCGCAGCGTTGACCTCGCCCGTGTCGTAGAGCATCGCTAAGTTGTTGATTAACATGTAACTTTTGCCCGTGCCCATGTCAGCAAAAAGCGCGGCCAAAGGCTTTTGCCAAAAGCGTTCAAGGTATGCCTTTTGGTGTGCGTAGGGCTTGTTTCGATACGGGTAATTGGCTAAGTATTGCTCTTCCATAACTCTCCTTTCTAGCGGACTTGCATCGCCCGAAATCGCAGTGTACACTGCCTGAACGTTCTGAGAAAGGAGAAAGACGTTGCCAAAAGTGTATGCTGTTACCGAAACGGGACAACACAACATCTCTTCCGCTTTAGACTTTGGAGAGATTGAAGTGATCCTTCCCAACAATGCGCAGATTTCGTTTTCGGTGGCTCCCACCGTGATGCGTGTTCAGCGCCGATTGGAAAAGTTCACCGACGACGACTATCTGTTGTTCATTGGTGATCCCACTGCAATCAGTATCGTGAGTGCTGTGGCTGCAAGCCGAAACCATGGGCGTTATAAATGCTTGAAATGGGATAAGCTAGAGCGTCGGTACATACCGATTCAGGTTGATTTGTTCCCCCAGAAAGGAGAAATGTATGAGTGATATGTTTGAACAAGACGCAGGCGCGCTTCAGGTTGCTGATGACAAGCTTGCTGGTATTGCCCAACTCGCCAAGCGTGCCAAACTC